TCATGCCACCGCCTGAGTGGCAGCATGGCCTGGTTGTAGACCCCCATCACAAGCGCCCGTGCTATATGCTCTGGTTCGCCTATGACAACGTCAACCGCGCCTACCACTTTTACCGAGAGTGGCCGACCCAGAACTTCTTCAAGATGAAGTCCGGCGGGCTGACGCCGATCGAGTACGCGACAATCATCCGGAACGCCGAGGGCCACCTACCAGTATCGGTGCGAATTGCCGACCCGCGGTTCGGGAAGGCCGAGCACCTGCGGCATGGGTTTGTCGAGACCAGCTGGGTCCACCTCATGGCCGAGTGCGGGTTAGATTTTGACGCCAACGTACCCAACACCGGCAGTATTCACTACGGGCTTAATAAGATCGAGGCGCTGCTGCGGTACGACAAAGCGTTCCCCCTAAGTCCAACCAACCACCCGCGCCTGTACATCCATGACACGTGCGAAAACCTCCAAAAGGCAATGCTGTACCTGACTTACCAGGAAGCGGCCGAGGGCCGGGAGCCCTTCCAGAAGCTCGAGGAAACCTGGAAGGATCCCGTAGACGGCGTGCGGTATGTGGTTCTGTACCCACTGCCTCTGCCTAAGAACAAGATCCAGGCGCTGCAGCCCTTTACGTCAGAGGATTTAATGGACGAAAACGACTACTGAACCGGTCCTTATTAGTAGAAGGTTATTGTTTTTTATAGTAGGAATCGGAGAAAATCATGAGAAAGTCATTATTTGCTTTGGTGTTGGTTTTTTTGTGTGTGGGGGCGCTCGCATGCACTGGAATCGAGCGCCAGGACGTCCTTAATGATATTGGAACTCAGATCGGGGCGGACCCGGGTGCAGATGGAGTCTACCAAATTGGGGAGGTCATCCCCGAAGTAGCGTCTGATGTGGGCGCTAAAGCCGGGAATCCCATTGAACTGCTCTTTTATGGAGCGGGTCTTGGTGCTGCGGCTTTACTGGGCTGGATAAAGAGAAAATTCATTCTGAAGAAGTATCAGGAAGTCAAAGCGAAGATCGTTAAACCACCCGAAACGTAGAAAAACAGTTACCAAAGCGCCCTGCATGTGCAAAATGTGTGGGCGAAAGCCCTATTGGAGTAGACTCAAAACATGCCGCACCTGCACTGCCCTCCTGATATGGGCGAGGACGAAAACGATGCCTTTCAAGAGCGAGAAACAGAAGAAGTGGCTCCGGATCAACAAGCCGGAGGTGTACGAGCGCTGGGTGAGGGAGCACGGGACGAAGATCCAGCCTGGCAAGAAGAAAAAGAAAGAATAATCGAGTCCTTATCCACCAAGCGCCGGTACTACTACCGAGGCCGCAGCTCACGTGGTTAATGTTAACATCATACGCGCCTTCGAGGGCCCGCTCCACTCGAGGCTTGAAAAGATCTGGGAGCGGATAGCCGCCGCCAACAAAGACCGCATGAACCTGCACGTCTTTGATAATTTAGGAGCCCGCCGCAACCATGCCAAAAGCCTCCAAGCACAATTCGACCAAGAAATCGAAAGGCCGGAAACCCACGCAATCTTCACGGAGTTCGACTTCCTCCCGGAAGAAGGCTTCCTCGACGAAACGGAAGCGGACGTTGAAGCCGCGGAGTACGTCACGCGCAGTGCGGAAACGCTCGAGCAAACCAGCCACGGCATCTCCGGTGGGTGGTTCATTAGATTGTATAAGTCCGATCAGCTGCTGCACTGGCTACACAGCGTGCGAGTCGGTCTTGGAGACGGATGGGGACAGTTTCGCGACCCGGCAAATGGACTTTTTGAAGGCATTCAACAGGCTGGATGGGACGTTCGGAAGCGACTTCTCCCGAGTCAAGACTGCTATCCGGACACTTATGGAGCACGAACACCTGGCCGAGGTGTTCACCTGTTTTGGTCCAGGCATTATAATGATCAACCAACAAGCACCGTCGCCGGCTTCGGTCTCGCCCCGATACTACGAGGAGTAAAACGGTACATTGCCAGGTATGAAAAAGCCCTTGATCGGAGCGATGGTGCTCTGCCACAGGCGAGCGTACTTACTCGAGGAAATAGTACTTCAGTTAAGTAAGTACTGGCCGGACCAGAGTGTTGTCCACTTCTGTATGGACCGACCAACGCCGGAAGTGGAGGCGAAAGTGGCCGCACTCGTCCGGCATGCAATTACCGTGAAGTGCCGGGCCTACTACCTGGACTTCCCCGTTGTATCCAGCCAGGGCGAGCGCTACATGGAAGCCCGCAACGTCCAGCTCGAGGCGCTGCACGAAGACGAACCAGAATACATAGCCTTCTGGGACGACGATCTGCTCATGGCCAGCCCGGAGGAGGCCGTAGCCTTTATCCGCGGCGGCCTGGCCGACTTGGTGTACGCCAAAAAGCTCTACCTCTGGGACAAGCCCACGCAGTACACTACGCACCTTCCAGAGCACAACTCGGTCTTCCTATTTAAGCGGCGGCGTGGTGACCAGTTCCCATTAGACAGGATTATTCAGGCGCCGGAGCCGCTACACAGCGAAGCCAAACACGTCGCACAAATGACCACTCCGCTTCTGGATGTTGGGTACATGTATGAGGAGGAACGGAGACGTATATTCAAAGCCTACGCGAAGGCAGGTAAGATTGACGGCCTCACGCAGGGGCTCCTGGACCAGCCTAAACTGGTATCGATCATAAGTATAACGAAAAACCACCACAATCTGATACAGGCACTAAATGAGCATCAACCAAGAAAACCCGCTGTCCATTAAGGCACTCGGGACGATCCTAACCCCCTCGGTTGAGAAACAGGTCGAGGAGCTCTACGAGCTGATCAAGCAGGGGTCAGACACGCGCCAGGACTGGGTAAATAAGCAGGAGAAGCTCATCCGCCAGCGCAAGGGCGTGCGCAAGAAGAAGATCTTCCCCTGGCCCGGTGCCAACAACCACTCCTGGCCCCTCACGGACGGGATCATCAGGCGGTGGAAGCCCAACATCGTGGCCTTGATCATGCAGTCCGACCCCGTTGCGTATTTCTTCCCCAACAATCCCGAGGCCGTCAAGTCGGCCCCCGACGCGCAGGCCTACTACTCCTGGCGGTTCCAGTCGATGCGCAATGTACGTGAGTCCTCGATGGAGCTGGCCGACTACGTGGCACAGACAGGAACGGCCTACACGCGCCAGGGCTGGGACTACCGCACGCGCCGGCAGTGTCGGGTGATTGACGCTCAGAACATGTTCCCTGACGGTGTAGACGCGGCCGTCGAGCGGTACAACGAGGGGATCCGCCAGTTGCGGGCCGACACCGAGGACGCCATAGCCCGCGGTGAGATCCGGCCCGAGTCCATGAAAGAAGTGCCGGAGCCCATGACGCCAGAGGCGTTCGTGGCCCAGACACTTCTGGATGAGTACGACATTGACCCGGCCCGTAGCGAGAATGAGGCCGCCCAGGTCGAGGCCATCACCAAGGCGATCCTGGACGGGGCCCCGCAGGTCAAGCTCTACTACCACACAGTCACGTCCAACAAACCCGGGTGGCAGGCGCTGTCACCATTAAATGTCATCGTCCCGCCCCGTACTGAGGACATTACTGATGCCGATTTCATTGCTATAGAGTACAACTTCACACCAGACGATATTCAAAAGATGGCCCTGGACGGCTACTTCCGACAGGAGGCCGCACAGGAGCTCGCGGCCAAAATACAGGCCAACAAGACACAGAAATCGGACGCCACCGACCAGGTGTTTGGTGCTGTTGCCAGCCGGTCTACGATCTTCCAGCTGATGGACCAGGCGGACGGGATCAAGACCCCGCTCTTCAAAGACGACAAACGCACGCCCGTGCTCGAGGTATACTGCAAACTCGACATAGATGACGACGGGCTTCTCGAGAAGTGCGTGCTCTGGTACCATCCCGACACGAAGACGATCCTGGCCCTGTACCCGTACCCATACCCGTTCGAGGAGTGGCCAGTCATCCGGTTCCAGTTCGAGCACAACAGCCAGCGGCCCTACGAGTCGCGGGGCATTGCCGAGCTGTGCAGCGTCTTTCAGTCACAGGTTAACAAACTACACAACGCGCGGCTGGACGCAATTCAGGTCACGCTCTCGCCAATGTACCAGATGCGGTCTGCGAACCAGGACGTGAACCGCAGCATTAGGTTCATGCCGGGCTCCATCATCCCGGTCCAGAACATCGGCGACCTGGCCCCGCTCGTAACCGACATCCGCCCGCTCAGCCAGCTCCTCCAGGAGGAGAACTTTACCAAGATCATGGCCGAGCAGTACATTGGGATTTTCGACCCATCAGTACTGTCGCAGAATGCCAGCGAGCGCCGGACCGCTACCGAGGTCGAGGCCGTAGTGCAGCAGACCCAGTCGATTTTTGGGCAGGACGCGAGTCTGTTCCAGTCCTCGATGCAGCGGGTCCACCAGCAGCTCTGGCAACTCGAGCAAGAGTTTGGCCCCCCGGAGATTCACTTCCGGGTAACGGGGGAGGAAAACCCACGCCTGGCGACGAAGGCCGAGCTCTCGTTCAACTACGACATCGTGCCAGCGGGGACGCCGGCCAACACCAGCAAGCAGCTGGCCATGGCGCGCTCGCGCGAGGCCATGCAGCTGTTTGTCCCCGACCAGTCCGGGCTGATTAACAAGCACGAGCTGTACAAGTGGTACTTTGACGTACTGGACCGGAACATGGGCAAACTCATCCTCCGGTCGCCGGAGCAGGCTGCCGCCATTCAGCAGATGATGGCGCTCCTGGAGCAACAGAATAAACAGCAAGGAGGTCAGCCGGGAGCTGTCCCAGCCACGCCGTAATGAAATATAGAAAACTGCCGCTAACCGCCGAGCTCGAATCAATCAAGGAAAAAGAAGGGGACGAGGCTCTCTGGCGTGCCCGCACCTCCTACTTTCTCGAGGTCGTCCGCACCAAGGGCTTTCAGTTCGTT